GCCCGCGGCCCGGACGGGCGGCTCGGCGTGCGGGCGGGCGGCGGCGGGCGGCCGGTGTCGGTGGTGATGAACATCACGACGCCGGACACGGCGGGGTTCGAGCGCAGCCAGGGTCAAATCGCGGCGGCGCTGTCGCGCGCGCTCGCGCGCGGCCAGCGGTACGGGTGAGGCCATGGGGTTCCACGAGGTGCGGTTTCCCGCCAGCCTGAGCTTCGGCTCGGTCGGCGGGCCGGAGCGGCGGACGGAGATCGTGCGCCTCACCAACGGGTTCGAGGAGCGCAACAGCCCCTGGGCCCATTCGCGCCGGCGCTATGACGCGGGGCTGGGCCTGCGCAGCCTCGACGACGTGGCGGCGCTGATCGCCTTCTTCGAGGCGCGGCGGGGGCAGCTTTACGGGTTCCGCTGGAAGGACTGGGCCGACTACCGCTCGGGCGCGCCGAAGGCGGCGGTGACGCCGTTCGACCAGAGGCTCGGGCTCGGCGACGGGGTGCGGACGGCCTTTCCGCTCAGCAAGACCTACGAGGCCGGGCCGGAGCCCTATGTGCGGCCGATCCTGAAGCCGGTGGCAGGCACCGTCGTCGTTTCGGTTGCGGGCGTCCCCGTGCGCGAGGGGGTGGAGTGGACGGTCGATCCGACGACCGGCGTGGTGACCTTCGCCGAGCCGGTGCCGGTAGGGGCCGAGGTGCGGGCGGGGTTCGAGTTCGACGTGCCGGTGCGGTTCGACACCGACCGGATCGCGGTGTCGGTTGCCTCGTTCCAGGCGGGCGACGTGCCGCAGGTGCCCGTGGTGGAGATCCGGCTGTGAGCCTTGATGCGCATCTTGCGAGCGGGACGACGACGGTCTGCCGCTGCTGGCTGGTGGAGCGGCGCGACGGTCTGCGCCTTGGCTTCACCGATCACGACCGGGATCTGACGTTCGAGGGCGTGGTGTTCCGGGCGGGCACCGGCCTTTCGGCCAAGGCGCTGAGCCAGACGACCGGGCTTGCCATCGACAATGCCGAGGCGGTGGGCGCGCTCACCGACGCGGCTGTGACCGAGGCGGACCTCGCCGCGGGACGGTATGACGGCGCGGCGGTGACGGCGTGGCTCGTCAACTGGGCCGATGTGACGGAACGGGCGGTGGAGTTCCGCGGTGCGATCGGCGAGGTCGTGCGGGCGGGCAGGGCGTTCCGGGCGGAGCTGCGGGGGCTGGCGGACCTGCTCGGCCAGCCGCGCGGGCGGGTGTTCCAGCGGGCCTGTTCGGCCGTGCTCGGCGATAAGGCCTGCGGGGTGGACCTCTCGGCGCCGGGGTATCGGGCGGAGCGCGCGGTCGAGGAGGTGACCGAGGCGCGGCAGTTCCGCTGGTCCGATTTCGCCGGTTTCGACGACCGCTGGTTCGAGCGCGGGCGGCTCACGGTGCTGAGCGGCGCGGCGGCGGGGCTCATCGGCACGGTGAAGGGCGACCGGCTGTCGGCCGAGGGCCGGGTGGTCGATCTGTGGGAGGCGCTCGCGGCGCCGATCGCGCCCGGCGACCTCGTACGGCTTGAGGCGGGCTGCGACCGGCGCGCCGACACCTGCCGGCTTAAGTTCAACAACTTTCTGAACTTCCGCGGCTTTCCGCATGTGCCGACGGAGGATTGGCTGGCCGCCTATCCGGTCGCCTCCGGGCGCAACGACGGCGGGAGCCTTGGCGCATGAGCCCGGTGGTGGCCGAAGCGCGGGCCTGGATCGGCACACCTTACGTGCATCAGGCGAGCCGGCGGGGCGCGGGGGCGGATTGCCTCGGCCTTCTGCGCGGTGTCTGGCGAGCGGTGGTCGGGCCGGAGCCGGTGGCGGTGCCGCCCTACACGCGCGACTGGGGCGAGGCGGCGGGGGAGGAGATCCTGCTTGCCGCCGCGCTCACCCATCTGCGGCTGCGGCCTGCGGGGGTGGAGGAGGCGGGCGATGTCCTGCTGTTCCGCATGCGGGACGGGGCCATCGCCAAGCATGTCGGCATCGCGGCCGAGGTCGGCGCGCGGCCGACCTTCGTCCATGCCTACACCGGGCATGGCGTGATCGAGAGCCCGCTGTCGGCCCCCTGGCGGCGGCGGGTCGTGGCGCGGTTCGCGTTTCCGGGGCAGTGAGGGCAGGGCATGGCGACGATCCTTCTGGCGGCGGCGGGTGCGGCGGTCGGCTCTTCCTTCGGGGGCACGGTGCTGGGCCTGACCGGCGCGGTGATCGGCCGTGCGGTGGGGGCCACGGTCGGGCGGGTGATCGACAGCGCGATCCTCGGGCGCGGGTCGGCACCGGTCGAGGTCGGCAAGGTCGAGCGGTTCCGCCTGATGGGTGCCGGCGAGGGCGCGGCGATCCCCGAGGTCTGGGGGCGCGTGCGGCTGGGCGGGCATGTCATCTGGGCCTCGCGCTTTGCCGAGACGCGGGTCGAGAGCGGCGGCGGCAAGGGGGCGCCGGGGCCGGCGACGGTGAGCTATTCCTACACCGTGAGCCTTGCCGTGGCGCTCTGCGCCGGGCCGGTGCTGACGGTCGGGCGGATGTGGGCCGACGGGCAGGAGGTGGCGCCGGGGGACTTCAACCTGCGCGTCTACCTCGGCACCGAGGATCAGCTGCCCGATCCCAAGATCGAGGCGGTGGAGGGGGCGGGCAGGGCGCCCGCCTATCGCGGCATCGCCTATGTGGTGATCGAGGACATGCCCCTCGCCCGCTTCGGCAACCGCGTCCCGCAGCTGTCGTTCGAGGTGGTGCGGGCGGTTCCGGGCGGGATGCAGGACCATGTGCAGGCGGTCGCGCTGATCCCGGGGACGGGGGAATATGCGCTGGCGACGACGCGGGTGCATGTCGCCGAGGGGCCGGGGCTGAACCGGTCGGTCAACGTCAACACGCCGCAGGGCAAGGCGGATGCCGTGGTCGCCTTCGACCAGCTGACGGGCGAGCTGCCGCGCTGCAAGGCGGTGAGCCTGATCGTGAGCTGGTTCGGCGACGACCTGCGCGCCGGCCATTGCCGCATCCGGCCCAAGGTCGAGCGGCGCGAGGTGGAAGGCGTGGGCCAGCCCTGGCGCGCGGGCGGGATCGGCCGGGCCGAGGCGGTGCCGCTCGCCGCGGTCGCGGGCCGGCCGGTCTATGGCGGCACGCCGAGCGATGCGAGCGTGATCGAGGCCATCGCCGAGGCGCGCGCGCGCGGTCTTGGCGTGATGTTCTATCCCTTCGTCCTGATGGAGCAGCTGCCGGGCAACGGCCTGCCCGATCCCTGGGGCCGGGCCGAACAGCCCGTACTGCCCTGGCGGGGGCGGATCACGCTGTCGGTCGCACCGGGGCGGGCGGGCTCGCCCGACCGGACAGCGGCGGCGGAGGCGGAGGTTGCCGCATTCCTCGGCGCCGCGCAGCCGGGCGATTTCGCAATCTCCGGGGGGGCGGTCATCTACTCCGGGCCGGCCGAGGACTGGGGCCTGCGGCGGTTCGTGCTCCACTACGCGCATCTGTGCAAGCTCGCGGGCGGGGTCGAGGCATTCTGCGTCGGCTCGGAGTTCCGGGGGCTGACCCAGATCCGGGGGGCGGGGGATACCTTTCCCTTCGTCGCCGGGCTGCGGCAGCTTGCGGCCGAGGTTCGCGCGATCCTCGGGCCCGAGTGCCGGATCAGCTATGCCGCCGACTGGTCGGAGTATTTCGGCTATCAGACGCCCGAGGGCGACCGGATCTTCCACCTCGATCCGTTCTGGGCCGACGACAACGTCGATTTCGTCGGGATCGACAACTACATGCCCCTGTCGGACTGGCGCGACGGCGAGGACCACGCGGATCTCGCGGTGGCGCGGTCGATCCATGATGCGGCCTATCTGCGCGGCAACGTGGCCGGCGGCGAGGGCTACGACTGGTACTACGCGAGCGAGGAGGAGCGACTGGCGCAGCGGCGCACGCCGATCACCGACGACCTCGGCGAGCCGTGGATCTGGCGCTACAAGGACCTGCGCGGCTGGTGGGAGAACGCCCATCACGACCGGATCGGCGGGGTGCGGTCGGCTGCGCCGACGGCCTGGGTGCCGCGATCCAAGCCCTTCTGGTTCACCGAATACGGCTGCCCGGCGATCGACAAGGGCACCAACCAGCCGAACGTGTTCCTCGACCCGAAGTCGTCCGAGAGCTTCGCCCCGCGCTTCTCGAACGGGCGGCGCGACGATGCGATCCAGCAGTCCTACCTTGCCGCCGTCGCGTCATACTGGGGCGACCCGGCGAACAACCCGGTGTCGGATGTCTATGGCGGGCCGATGGTGGCGATGGACCGGGCCTATGTCTGGGCCTGGGACATGCGGCCGTTCCCGGCCTTTCCGGGCAACGCCGGCCTCTGGGCCGATGCCGACAACTGGGCGCGCGGGCACTGGATCAGCGGGCGGGCCGGGGCGCAGCCGCTGGCGGCGGTGGTGGCCGACATCTGTGCGGGGGCCGGGGTTCAGGCCGATGTCGCGGGCCTTCACGGCGTGGTGCGCGGCTATGTGCGCAGCGAGGTCGCCTCGGCGCGCGCGGTGCTCCAGCCGCTGATGCTCGCGCACGGGTTCGATGCGGCAGAGCGCGAGGGCACCTTGCGCTTCACCATGCGCGACGGGCGGGTGACGCGGACGATCGGGCCGGACGCCCTTGCCGAACACCCCGAGGCGGCGGGCGACGTCGAGGCGCAGCGGGCGGCGGCGACCGAGGTTCCGGGCCGCGTGCGGCTCGGCTTCGTCGAGGCCGAGGCGGATTTCGCGGTGCGATCCGAAGAGGCGGTGTTTCCCGATGACGACACCGCGACGGTGACGGCGAACGACCTGCCGATGGTGCTGACGCGGGCCGAGGCGCGGGGGATCACCGAACGCTGGCTTGCCGAGGCGCGTG